GCGAAGAAGGTGAGCAAGGTGGCACAGCGGTTGCGGTTGCGCGTGCAAATCAATTGGTTAATCGGCAAGAATTGTCTGCCGACATAGTGCGCCGGATGCACAGCTTTTTTAGTCGGCACGAAGTTGACAAGCAAGCTGAAGGTTTTAGTGCCGGTGAAGAAGGCTATCCGTCAAAAGGCCGCGTTGCTTGGGCAGCGTGGGGCGGTGATGCAGGACAAACTTGGGCAAGGGCAAAAGATATGGCTTTGGATAGAATTGACGAAGGTGAACGCGCTGCACCAGATGCGCTTTCAATTGGCGACTTTGTATCGTGGGGATCATCCGGCGGCACAGCGCGGGGCGAAATCGAACGCATTGAACGCGATGGATCAATCAACGTGCCAGACAGCGATTTCACAATCACTGGCACACCAGACGACCCAGCCGCGTTGATCCGCATATATCAAAGCACTGATGAAGGCTATGAAGGCACAGATCGCCTTGTGGGTCATAAGTTTAGCACATTGACCAAGATCAACGATCTGCGGTATCTTAGCACAAGCGAGGTAAAGACAATGGACAGACATATTCAAGATATTGTCGAGACTGACGAAACCGTGACAATCACGTTTGGCAAGTCAGATGCGACACCGCCGGTTGTTGAAACTGCCGGTTACAAAGATGAAGATCGGCTTGATCGCGGCGAACTGGTGTTTCGCGCACGCGCAGCGGATATGGTCGAAGAAGATGACCGCCGTGTCAGAATGTCGATTTCAAGCGAAGAACCCGTTGAGCGTTCTTTCGGTTTAGAAGTTTTGCGCCACAATGACGGCGCAGCAGATTTGTCACGACTGAACAGCGGCCACGCGCCACTATTGCTAGATCACGACCTGACAAAGCAGATTGGCGTTATTGAACGTACCTACTTGGATCAAGCTGATCGCAAGTTGCGGTCGGTGGTTCGCTTTGGAAAAAGCGCACTGGCTCAAGAGGTGTATCAAGATGTCAAGGATGGGATACGAAGCAACGTCAGCATCGGCTATCAAATCCGCGAAATGGAGCAAAAGAATGAACGTGATGGGACAGTCGCGATTTCATCTTGGGTTCCGTATGAAGCCAGCATTGTATCTGTTCCCGCTGACGCTGGTGTCGGCGTGAACCGCAAAGCTGAATTTGTCGAACCAGTGATTAAACAAAAGGAGGTCAAGATGACCGAAGTAAATCACGAGGAAATTCGCGAAGCCGCAGCCGAAGCTGCAAAGCGTGATTTTCAAAAGAATGCCAGCGAGATCATCAATCTTGCTGTTAAACACAACCGCCGTGACCTAGCCGATCAAGCCATTGGTGCTGGTCAGTCTGTTGCACAATTCCGCGCAACATTGCTTGACGCAATCGGCGAAGGCAAGCCACTTGAGCAGTCAGCCGGTGCGGTTGATATGTCAGAAAAAGAGCAGCGGTCATATTCATTCATCAAAGCTGTTCGCGGCTTGGTAAATGGTTCTGGCTTGCAGGGTCTTGAGCGTGAAGTTTCTGAGCAGATTGCAAAGAATAATGGTCGCGAAGCACGCGGCTTCTACGCACCAGACAGCTTTTGGGGCGGCAAGCGTGACCTGACTGTCGGCACAGCTACAGCCGGTGGTCACTTGGTCGGCACAGATCATCTTGGTGATCAGTTTGTTGATGCCCTGCGTTCACGCTTGGTGTTCAATGAGCTTGGCGCACGCTTTATGACTGGCCTTAAAGGTGACGTTGCTATTCCAAAGCTTGCAACTGGCGTTTCAGCCGGTTTCGTTGCTGAGAATGGCGCAACATCTGAAGTGAATGCTGTTTTCTCGCAGATCACAATGTCACCAAAGTCATTGGGTGCATTCACAGATATCAGCCGTTTGCTGATGATCCAGTCTGATCCATCTGTCGAGCAAATCATTCGCGATGACCTGTTGAACGCAATTGCTCAAAAGGTTGAAGATGTTGCTATCGAAGGCGGCGGCTCTAATGAGCCAACCGGCATCACCGGCACAACTGGCATTGGTTCAGTTGCTATCGGAACAAACGGTGGCGCAATTGCTTGGGATGACATCGTTAACTTGGTTAAAGAAGTTGAAGTTGACAATGCTGCGATCAACGGCAACACCCTTGCCTATTTGACCAACCCAAAGGTGAAGTCACTGATGGCTTCAACTGCAAAGGTTGCGTCAACTGACAGCGTAATGTTGCTGGATTCGCCTTGGAATAGCCTTTATGGTTACGACCTTGCGATCACCAACAACGTACCATCTGACCTGACCAAAGGCACTGGAACTGCACTTTCTGCAATGATCTATGGTGACTTTAGCCAGCTAATGATGGGCTTCTTCAGCACACCAGACATCTTGATCGACCCTTACACAGCCGGTTCAACAGGCGCGGTTCGCATCCGCGTTATGCAAGAACTCGACATTGCTGTTCGTCACGCACAGTCATTTGCTGCGTGCCTTGACATTGATGCCTAAATAACTAGCGGGGCGGCTCCGGTCGCCCTGCTTTTCCCATAGGGGCGTAATATGAAAATCAAATGCAAACGCAATATTCTAATCCAAGGCAAGGCGCACGTTATTGGCGACATTGTTGAATTGCCAGAAAACATTGGTTTCGATTTGGTCAATACTGGCAAAGTCGAAGTGGTTGAAGATAAAGTTGGCATCACTGATCGGGCAATCGGCCTAACAAAGAAATCAGCGGCAAGCCTAGTAAAGCGGAACACAAAGAAAAATGCCAAATAGATTGATTAAAATCACAGCTATCAAAGACTGCCAAGCGGGATCAGTCGGCATTATGCTTGCCGGTGAAGATCACGATGTTCGCGAAGGTGAGGCGAACAAGTTAATTGATCGCGGCTATGCAAAGTTATGGTCAGCTAAAAAGCCAAAAGCCGCTGAAGTGGATGCCGACTAATGGCTGTCGAAACCGCAGATGACCGCGCCATCTTCATTGGCGTTGATGATTTTGGGGTTGCAGCAACCTATTCGGGCGGCACTATCAATGGCATCTTTGACAACGATTTCGTTGAAGTTGACGCTGGTGGGGGCGTTGGCTTTGCATTACAACAGCCACGCTTTGTTTGCCGCACCGCAGACGTATCAACCGCCGCTGAAGGCGACACTATCACGATCAATGCGGTGGCCTACACAATGCGGATTGTGCAGGATGACGGCACTGGTATGACCACGCTGGTTCTGGAGAAACAATAGATGACGCACGTTCGGCAGCAAATCCGCGACCAGATCGTGACCACATTAACGGGATTGACCACTACCGGCAGCAACGTATTTCGCAGCCGTATATTTCCGCTGGAACAGACAAAGCTTCCGGCACTTTGCATTTTTACCAAGAGCGAAGCCACCGAATTTGATACAATCACTTTGGCGCGTTCTGTTAATAGGGTTTTGGACGTTGCTATTGAAGCATACGTTTCTGGCACAGCGAATTACGATAATTCGCTTGATACTATTGCGGTTGAGGTTGAAGAAGCCATTGCCGCTGATGTAACGCTGAACAATCTGGCAAAAGATGCACAGGTTGTTGCGTTTGAAGCTGATTTTTCGGGTGACGGTGAACAGCCGGTGGCCGTTGGTCGGTTCACAATATCGGTGCAATATCGCACCAAAGAAAATGACGTTGAAACTGCCGTTTAGGAGATTAACCAATGGCGACTTTTAGAGGAAACGATGGGTCAGTCCTAATCGGCACTGACGTAATGGCTGAAGTGATCAGCTTTTCACTGGATGAAACCGCTGACACAATTGAAGACACAGTGATGGGCGACACAGCCAAAACATATGTGGCATCATTCAAGGATTTCACTGGTACTGTTGAAACCTATTTTGACGATACTGACACAGCGCAAACAAATTGCCGCGCTGGTGATAGCATCACTTTGAACTTGCAAATGGAAGGCAACACATCTGGCGATCACAAGCTGACCGGTTCAGCGATTGTCACTAGCTTTTCACTTGGCGTTACATCTGATGGCATCAACACCGCCACCTATAGCTTCCAAGGCACTGGTGGCTTGACTGAAACAACCGTATAAGGGGTAAATAATGGGCTTGGGAGAACAGATCGCCGCAAGGCGTAACCGCGACCGAAAGGTCATTAGAGTTGATGAGTGGGGCGAAGATGGTCAGCCATTGGTTATCTATTCTGGAGCCATTACCGCAGGAGACATCGACAAGCTGCAAAGAAAGCACAAAGACTTTTTGAACAATATGACGATCAGCGGAATGGTTGATCTGATTATTACCAAAGCTGAAGATGCTGATGGCAAGCGGATGTTTACGTTAGAAGATAAGATGCACCTGATGGGTGATAGCGTGGCCTTGATTGCTGATATTGCTGGGCAGATGTTTGGCGATGTTGAAAGCGTTGGGGATGCGGAAAAAAACTAAAGGGCGACCCGTTGAGGCTGAATATGCTGGCCTTGGCGGATCGCCTACACAAGACACAGGCCGAAATTGAAGAATTGACGCTGACAGAACTGAATGAATGGTTCGCATATTTTAAGGTGATCGAAGATGGCAAATCAAAATCTTAATTTTACCATCACCGCGAAAGACCTTACACGCGGCACGTTCCGCAAGTTAAACCAATCACTAGGGCTTGTTCGCAAAGCACTGTTCAACTTCAAGGTCGGTTTGACTGCCGTTGCTGGCGCGGCTGGCATTGGCTTGCTGGTCAAGTCATCACTGCAAAGCATCGACACGCTTGGCAAGACAGCGCAAAAGCTGGGTGTCACCAGTCAAGCACTGCAAAAGCTGCGATATGCGTCTAATCTGGCTGGCGTTGAAACGCGCACAGTCGATATGGCGGTGCAGCGGTTTACGCGGCGACTGTCTGAAGCGGCCAACAATACCGGCGAAGCCAAAGATGCGCTGAAAGAACTTGGCTTGAATGCCAAAGAACTGACCAAATTATCACTTGATCAGCAAATGTTAAAGCTGGCTGATGCGTTTGATAACGTGCAAGCCAGCGGCGATAAAGTGCGGCTTGCGTTTAAGCTGTTCGACAGTGAAGGCGTGGCGTTTGTAAACACGCTAGAAGGCGGCAGCGCAGCCCTGCAACAGATGTTCCAAGATGCTGAAGGACTTGGCTTCATCCTGTCATCTGGCGCGGTCAAAGGCGTTGAAGAAACAAATGACGCAATAATGAAACTGGGAACAATGTTTAGCGGCGTGCGTGATCAATTGGTTGCGGCGTTAGCACCGGCATTGCGCGTGATTGTTGACTTGATGCGAAACAAGATTGTGGCCGCAATTAAAAAAGCTGGCGGCATAAAAAAGTTTGCTAAAGATTTGGCTATTGGCGTGATAAATCTGGTTGAAAAAACAGCAAAAGCAATTGTGCGTTTTGCGGCTGAATCACAGCGCGTTGTTTTGAGGCTTACCGAAGCTGGCGGGCTTTTGTTCAGTGTTTTTGATGAAAAACTTGCAAAAAGAATTTTCAATTTCACTGACAATTTTCAAAGAATGAACAGAACATTGAGCAGCACTTTGTTTTCAGATTTGCGTGCAGCAGTTCTAGGCACATCTGATGCTGTTGGTAGTTTAAATGAACAAACAGATGCGGGATTGCCAAAAACAAAAAAATATTCTGAGGCATTGCAAGAATTGAAAGATGCCGCAGAAAAAGTGCAAGAGGGGCTTGGGGATGCTGCGGTGCGTGGTGTTAAGTCGCTTGAAGATGCTTTGGTTGATTTTGCAATGGGAACAGCCAGCGCAAAAGATGCGTTCAAGTCAATGGCGCGTTCGATTATTAGCGATCTGATACGCATCCAAATTCAACAAAACATTACCAGCAAAATTAGTGGTTTTATGTCAAATATGTTTAGTAGCTTTGGCGGCGGTGGGGCTGCACCACAGGCAAGGGCAATTGGTGGGTCGGTTCGCGCTAACACGCCATATATGGTTGGCGAACGCGGCGCAGAAATGTTTGTTCCGAATGGCAGCGGCACTATTATTCCAAACAATAAAATGGGCGGCGGTGTTACTGTCAATCAGACCATCAACCTGTCGGCTGGCGTATCGCAGACGGTACGCGCTGAAGTTTCACAGATGTTGCCGCAGATACAAGAAGCCGCCAAATCTGCGGTCATTGACGCAAGACGGCGCGGCGGTTCATTCGCAAGCGCATTTGGGGCATAGTTATGGCTGAAAGTTATCCACTTACATTTCCGACACAGACCGGCGTTGCAAGCGTTGAGTTTACTGCGACTGATGTTGTTTCTGTTTCTGAAAGCCCGTTTACGCTATCACAGCAAACGGTTCGACACGCTGGGGCAAGATGGTCAACAGTGATACGCATCCCGCCGGTTAAGCGTGAAGATAGCGAATATTGGAACAGCTTTCTTTTGCGGTTGCGTGGTCAATTCGGCACGTTTCTGGTGGGCGATCCAAACGGTGCAACGCCACGCGGATCAGCGGCATCTGCGGCTGGCACGCCGGTTGTGAATGGCGCAAGTCAAACTGGCAATGAATTGGCTATTGATGGTTTGCCAGCATCGACAACAGGTTATTTGAAGGCCGGTGATTATATCCAGCTTGGCAGCGCATCTTCGGCGCGGCTTTATAAAGTGCTTGAAGATGTAAACAGCAACGGCAACGGCGAAGCCACGTTGAATTTGTGGCCGGATTTACGTTCATCACCGGCAGATGGGGCTACTGTTGTGGTCAGTAACGCAAAAGGTGTTTTCCGGCTGACTAGCAATGAAGCAGTTTGGACAATTAACAACGCTGGCTTTTATTCGATCAGCTTTGCAGCGGTCGAAGCCCTATGACGCGCAGTGGTGTTCCATCTGGCTTTTCTGACGCCAGTTTTACCGGCTTTGTTGCTGTTGAACTAAAGTTTGACGGTGGCACGCTGCGAATTTGGAACGGTTACGGCGATTTAACTGTTGACGGCGAAACTTATACCGGCGGCGGCACGCTCATTAGTATTTCAGCTATTGAAGAAAGCGGCGAGATTGGCGCAAAAGGCGTTTCGATGGCGTTGACCGGTATTTCCAGCGCCATATTGTCAACAGCGTTGACTGAAAACTATCAATATAGGGAGGCCAACATTTACATCGGCACAATCGCCAGCGGCACAGTTAGCAGCTATAAAGTGTTTTCTGGTCGAATGGATGTAATGACCATAAACGAACAAGGCGAAAGCTGCACTGTGAGCCTGACGGCAGAAAGCAGATTGATTGACTTGGAACGATCTCGCGTTAGGCGTTGGACAAGCGAAGATCAAAAGCAGATTGACAGCACTGATAAAGGTTTTGAATTTATCAATTCATTGCAGGAAGCAGCTATTCAATGGGGCGGCTAGTAGATTGGCCGGATCGTTTGCAAGCGCACATCGAGGAATGGCGGCATAAAAAGTTTGAATGGGGCAAAAGTGATTGCGGTCATTTTTGTTTGTATGCAGAAAAAGCTATTTGCGGGGCTTCACGGTTTGATGATTGGATCGGCCAATATTCTTCACAGAACGGCTTTGCTAGGTTTCTGGTCAAAATGGGCGCGGGCGATCTTGCAGCCAGTGTCGGGGCTAGGTTGCGCGAAATAAACCCGTCAAAAGCACAGCGCGGAGATGTTGCACTCATAGACACGCCAGCCGGTGATGCGTTATCATTGGTGATCGGTGACAAGGTTGCCGCAATGGGTAAAGATGGTTTGATTTTTCTGCCGTTAGACGCGGCAAAGAAAGCGTGGAAGGTGTAATATGCCACAGGCGGTCGTTCCGGCATTATTAGCGGGTGTCACAGCGGGTTCAACCTTTACGCTGGCCGCTGGCTTGACCGTTGGTTTCAGCACGACCGCTTTTGTCACATCTATGGTTTTGTCGGCGGCATCCCAAGCGTTAGCACCGAAACCCAAAATCCCTAACATCGGCGGCGGTGGCAATGGCGGGGTTGACCAGTCAAAGACAGTTACGGCGCGACAATCAAACGCCACACGCAAGCTTGTTTATGGCGAAACCCGCATTGGCGGCACGTTTGCATTTTTAGAAAGCACAGACAGCGATGAATATTTGCACGTTGTCATTGTCGTGGCCGCGCACGAAATCAATCAATTCACAACGATCTTTTTCAATGATGAAGAATTGACGATCAGCGGCGGTAACGTAACCAGCCCGTCAAAATACAATGGCTTTGCAAATGTTCACACAGTCACCAAAGGCACAGCCGGAAACATTCCGTCTTTATTGTTAGCAACACCAAGCTGGACAGCTAATCACAAGCTGACAGACCAAGCATATATCTATTGCCGATTAAAGTTTGACCCTGATGCTTTTCCGCAAGGCTTGCCAAATATCAGCGCAAAGGTGCAAGGTCGCAAAATCTATGATACCCGCACAAGCACGACAGCCTTTTCACGCAATCCGGCGATGATTATCCGCAACTATTTGCTTGATGACACTTATGGTTTGGGCGTGACTGCGGCTGAAATAGATGACGCAAGCTTTGAAGCGGCGGCAAACATATGCGATGAAACTGTTGCGCTGTCCGGTGGCGGTACAGAAACACGCTATCAATTTGACGGCGTTGTTGACACGCAGAACACGCCACGCGGCAATCTTGAACAAATGCTGACGGCATTGAATGGCGCGTTATATTATACAAACGGCAAATGGAACTTGCGTGCTGGTGCATATGTAACGCCAACCGTCACGCTTGACGAAGATGACCTAGCCGCTGGATTGACCGTCACAACGTCTAATTCTGCGCGTGACAGCTTCAATGCAATCAAGGGGCAGTTTATTAGCCCAGCCAGCGACTATCAAGCCACAGACTATCCTGCGGTGACTAGCACAACATTTGAAACAGAAGATAACAGCGAACAGCGTTTTCTAAACCTTGATCTGCCGTTTACTAGCAGCGCAGTATCGGCGCAACGCATTGCGAAGCAAATACTATATAAAAACCGGCAAGAGATTGCTGTCAAAGCACGCTTCAAGATGACTGCGTTCCAGTTTCAAGTTGGCGACACTGTAATGATTACAAATGCGCGGTTAGGATGGTCGCAAAAGGTGTTTGAAGTTATAACGTGGCGGCTGAATTTTGATCAAGATCAAGCGACAATTGACTGCGAACTGGCCGAAACAAACAGTGCAGTTTACACTTGGACGGCTGAAGAAAGTGATTTTCAGCAAGATAACACGACCTTGCCAAGCGCATTTTCATTGCCAGCACCAAGTTTGGTTCTTTCTGACACATTGCAAACATTCAACCAAAAAGCGGTGTCTGTCTTGCAAGCAACGGTCACAACGTCATCACTGTATGCAGCGCGATTTGAAGTCGAAGCAAAAAAATCAACAGATGTTAGTTATATCAGCATCGGTTCATCGTTAAGCAACTTGTTTGAATTGATAGATGTTGAAGATAACGCGGTTTATGATGTGCGTGCGCGTTCTGTTAGCAGCCTTGGCGTGCGTTCACCCTATGCAACGGCGCAAAGACAAATTGTCGGCAAGTCTGCCCCGCCGTCAGACGTTACTAATTTTAGCATCAATATCGTGGGGAATACTGTTCATTTAAGTTGGACACCCGTTGCTGACCTTGATTTGTCACATTACAGAATAAGGCATTCACCGCTAACAACCGGCGCAACATTTGCTAATGCGACTGATTTGATTGCAAAAGTTTCGCGGCCAGCAAACACAACAACAGCACCCGCTTTAACTGGCACCTATTTCATCAAAGCCGTTGATAAGCTGGGCAATGAAAGCACGAATGACGCGCAACAAGTTGCAATAATTGACGCGATTGGCAACTTTAATGTTGTTGAGACATCAAATCAGCACACCGCATTTGCAGGGGCTAAATCTTCAACAGTGACAGTCGATGATAAGTTGTTGCTTGATACCAGCATCAATTTTGACAGTGAAACAGGCAATTTTGATGACGCACAAGGTTTGTTTGATGGCGGTGGCGGCACAGTCGCGTCAAGCGGAACATATGATTTTGATAACGTAATTGATTTGAGTGCTGTTTACACCAGTCGCGTCACATCAAGCATCACTGTTGATCGTCTTGATTATGTTGATTTGTTTGACAGTGCGGCGGGCAATTTTGATGATCGTTCCGGCGATTTCGATGGTGATCCGCAAGCTTTTGGCGATACAAATGTCGAACTGCAAGTCAGCACAACCGAAGATGACCCGTCCGGCACGCCAACTTGGACTGCATATCGCAAATTTGTGGTCGGATCGTATAAAGCAAGGGCGTTTAGGTTCAAGGCTATATTGTCAACAACAAATCCAGAAGCCACGCCAGCAATTTCTGCGCTGTCGGTTACTGTAGATATGCCAGATTTGTTTTTGTCTGGAAATGATATTGCATCTGGTGCTGGCGCAAAGGTTGTAACATTTACACCGGCATTTAAGGTTTTGCAGGGTTTAGGGATTTCAGCGCAGAATTTACAATCGGGTGACTATTATGCTATAACTAGCAAAACGGCATCCGGCTTTACGATTACGTTTTACAATAGCAGCGCAACGATTGTTGACAGGACATTCGATTATGTTGCGAAGGGGTATTAAATGTCACAGCACGACTTCAACATTGCCAACCAAGGTTTTCCAGCTTTTCGCAGCGATTTAAACAACGCCTTGGCTGCGCTTGCCACTGTCAGCGCGGGTTCGTCAGCACCAACAACGACTTTTGCCTATCAGCTTTGGTATGACAGCACCGCAGATATTTTGAAAATGCGGAACGCTGACGATGATGCGTGGATCACATTGTTCACATTTGATCAAGCCACTGACAGCGTGCAAGTCAGCGGTGAAGAATTGGTTGACGATGGTTCACCGCAGCTTGGCGGCGATCTTGATCTAAACAGCAACGATATCACCGGCACCGGCAACATTAACATCACCGGCACTGCGATTGCTAACACTGACACAGACACAACAAACACCGGCAACGTAACGCTGGATTTTTCTGCTAATCAAAACTTTGTGCTGACCTTGACCGGCAACGTAACGCTGGACAATCCAACAACAGAACAAGTCGGTCAAAGCGGGTTTATTGTGTTTATTCAAGACGCAACAGGCGGCAGAACTGTGTCGCTTGGCACTGATTATGAAACTGCGGGTGCGGCTGGCTTAACTTTGTCAAGCGCAGCAAGCACAACTGACATTGTGCCTTATGTCGTGGCCGCGTCAGGTCGTATTTTATTGGGTGCGCCGCAACTAGCGTTTGCGTAGGGGGGTTTTATGTCGGGATCATTCGGTTCAAGCCAGTGGATGTATGCAAGTGGTGAAGCGGTCACCCAGCAATCCCTAAAGTTCAACGATGACGAAAACCAGTACCTAAGCTGGACACCGGCTTCTGCTGGCAACCGCAAGACTTGGACTTGGAGTGGCTGGGTCAAGCGTGGCAACTTGGGGTCAGCCCAATATCTTTATTTCTGCTATGGAGGCACAACCAATTCTACATACGGCGGGATAATGATTACGTCTGATGTGCTTTCGTTAAATGGCGCAACCGATGATTTTGCAGACGTTGCTGGCGTATTTAGAGACCCTTCAGCTTGGTATCATATTGTTGTTGCATTGGACACAACGCAAGCTACAGCGGGGAACCGTCTTAAATTTTATGTGAATGGTACTGAACGTAGCTATACAAGCACAGGAATTTTCCCTAGTCAAAATGACGATTTGGCAATTGGACAAGCAAGTCCACACAATATTGGAAGCCGAACAGCATACAACTCTAGCTACTATTTTGACGGCTACCTATCCGACATCAACTTCATTGACGGTCAAGCCCTAGACGCAAGCAGCTTTGGTGAGGCTGTTAACGGCTATTGGAAAGCTAAAGATTACGCTGGCACATATGGTACAAACGGTTTCAGACTTACCTTCCAAGATGACATCGTGTCTGAGGGGTTCAATGCAGTAACTTGGCGTGGCACAAACACACAGCAATCATTGTCCGGATTAGGATTTTCTCCAGATTTAGTTTGGACAAAATACCGCAGTCAAACCGGAAGCCATCAACTTCACGATACTATTCGTGGCGCAACTGCTAGACTGTTTTCAGACCTTACAAACGCTGAAAGTTCTACTAATGGTATGGTCAGTTTTGATGCTGATGGGTTTACGATTGGTGATAACTCTACCTCGCATAATATGAACGCATCGGGTCAAACGGCTGTAGCTTGGTGCTGGGATGCTGGCAGCGGTTCAGCCGCAAGCAATACTGATGGGTCAATCACCAGCACAGTCAAGGCAAATCCTGACTACGGATTTAGTGTGGTGACTGCAAGTGCGTCTGGAACAAGTCCAGTAACAATTGGACACGGTCTTGGTGTTCAGCCAAAAATGATTATTGGAAAGGTGCGTGATG